TGCAGCAGCAGTTGCTGAAGAAGCACCAGTTCCACCGTGGGCTATTGCTAAATCTGTGTCAAGTTTGGTTATACTAGCGAATGACGGTGATGATCCACTAACAATTACCTTTTTCCATGTTGCCATTTTTATTCTCCTCTAAGAATGGAATTCAAAGAATACAGATCTTCTGATTCGATGAATATATTAATTCTGTTATAAATATTGTATCAATGAATTATTATTTTATTTAAATTCATCATTCATGACCTAAGTACCACTCATTGCTGCCAGAATAAAACATTCCGCCTGCAACAGCGTTTGGTGTAACATTCAATGGGCTAAATACAACAACCTTGCTGTCTACTTTAAATACCAATTCATCAGAACCATTATATATTTCTAATTCTGGCGGTGTGCCAGACTTAAATAAAAAGCTAGAACCTGTCATCTCATTCATTCCACTATTCTCATTCCATACAGTACTACCATAACTAAAATCAGTATTCACAGTCAATGTGTCTATTTGTAGTGATCCTGTAATTGGTGCTGATGTTGTAAGAATTGATTCTACAGATTTTATTCCGTCTTCTTTAAGGAAATATAATTTGCCATCTCTTGTATTAACAGCTAATTCTCCTAGAGACATAGAACCTGTATCTGGAACTTTGTCCGCGATTGCAGACCTTTTAAGCTTAACAGTCTGTGCCATTATATAATAGCTCTCCTAAGTTGAATGGGTATATACCCAAAGTAATATTTTTGTAAGGCTATATAGCCTCTTATCTAAATATGCAAATTACTAAAAAGAACCACCATCTATTACAACATTCGAAACTACCGGTTCTCCTGCAATCTCTATATAACCAAATGAGCCAGTTGTTGCAGCTGTCATAGCTCCATCTAATAAAATGCTGCCTGTAAATTGATGCGTATCATCAGTTGAATCACCAAATTTTGTTGATCCACTTTGAAAGATAACAGATGAAGTAACATATTGTGTATAAAATTCTTTTGCTGTAATACTGCCGGCTACGTCTAAATTGCCTGACAAGTTCATGCTTGAAGCAGATATGTATGATGCTGATAATGATGTGAACACCGGATTATCTGATATGCCTATTGTGCCAGTAACTGGTGTTGTGCCATCATAGTATATGTTGTTAAAAACTAAATTATTTCCAGGTTGTAATGTCAGAACTTCCATACTACCAGTTCCAGTACCACCCCCAGAACTTTCCGATGATCCGCCTCCGCCGCCCATAATAGTTGTTGCCCCTGTGCTTACTACTCCTTGCTCAGGTGTTATTATTGTAGAATCTACATTTTCATTCATTACCATTTGTGTTGGTGTGATAAATTGTTGAGTTGTGTCTGCTGTTGGCGGATATGAATCAGGTAGTAAATACCCATTCAATGTTACAGAAAAATTTGTCTTTATATTTCTTCTATTTTCTTCAAACTCACTAGCATCATCAAAGCTATCTATTGTTGCCCTAAATCTAAACTTACCGGTCTCTCCCCAATAAGCACCCTCTGACCAATTAATTTTCTCAATGATGCCATTCATTTGATCTGTAAAACTAGTCCAGATGGTGAAGTCATAACTCAAAACAACATAATCAGGTACAGCAACAGAGTACATTTCTTTTTTTGGTATCGTTCCCTTTGTTGCAGAAAACTTATCATAACGATTTACTTTGCTATAGCTAGATTGAAAAATATGATGTAATTTTGGATTTGTAGGATCTAATTTATCAACCGGAATTGTTGTATCCTTTGTCATAGATGTTCTTCTAAAAACTATAACAGGACAAATAATTTTTCTTTTTTTATCCCTTACAGATCCTTGTCGCTGTATTGCAAACCACTTCTCAGGATTTGCATACATTATCGGTACCTTAACTTGCTCACCTGCTTCTTTAATATTAGGCTTTATTATATTATTAAAATACCAATAAAGTGCAGAATCTATATCTAGTAAGCCAACAGATAGGCCACGAACCTTATCACCAATTCTTGATATTTCTCTGCCTCTGTTTATTTTATCAGCTGCTGTTTGTCTATTTGCTGGTACTAATTTTGACATTATAATGCTTGATTTGTTACGACGTCACCAACAGTGATAGTCTTTTTTGAAATATGTTTTTGTGTTGTAGTCATCTTATCAAAATGCGCAGGTACTAAGTAACCTTTTAATGTTACAGAAAAATTTGTCTTTATATTTCGCTGTGTTTCATCATACTCACTTGCATCTTCAAAACTATCTATTGTTGACATAAATCTAAATTTTCCGGGCTCACCCCAGTATGACCCCTCTGACCAATTTATCTTTTCAACTATAGAATTCTGCTGATCTGTGAATGCAGTCCACACGATAAAATCATAGCTTAGAGTAATATAATCTGGTACAGCAATGCTATACAATTCCTTCTTTGGTATTAGGCCTCTTGTAGCAGAAAAATTATCATAACGATTTTTATTTGTGTAACGAGACTCAAAAGTCTGATGAAGCTTAGGATTTGAGGGATCTAATTTGTCGACGGGCATGCTAGCATCTTTGGCAAAACTAGTTCTTCTAAATGCTATTGCCGGTGTGATAATTTTTCTTTTAATATCTCTGAACCATCCATCTTTCTTTATTGACTTCCACCTCTCAGAATTCGCGTATATCACCGGAACCTCAACTTGTTCACCTGCTTCCTTGACCGTAGGCTTTATGACATTTTTAAAATAATAAAATAATGCAGAATCAATTTCTAAAAGACCAATTGAAAAATTTGAAGTTTTATCTTTTAGTCTAGAGATGTCCTCTCCTCGATTTCTTTTATCTGCATCTGACTGTATATTCGCAGGAATAATCTTGGCCATGACTAACCTCTTATTCTTTGAATATTAACTCTAGATTGCTCTGATAAAAATGCTGTCACAACAACAGAATGATTTTGACTTGCTTGTCCACCTACTAGTTGGTTCTCATTAATTGAATTTATTTCCCAATATGTGTAGTTCCAGTCTATCACATCACCTAAGTCAGGAACAAAATTTCCTGAATCTATCAATGATTGTCTAAGAAATGAAAATGTTGCATTTTGATTTGAATCTGGCCCAAACTCTGATGTTTCAAAATCAAAGTCCTCTGATTCTATAAGACATGCTAACTTAATACCATTTTGATACGACCTTCCTTGAGATGCTTCACCATAAAAATTAGTTTCTGTTTCATAAACAGAGACTTTATAAATTACGACTTCTTGATTTATAACACCTGTTTTATTATTTACAGGATCCCCTAAAAGCTCCTTATTAATTGTATCAAAGAAATCTAAATCTCTTGATCTTATAAATCTTCCGGCCATTGGTTTATCCTACATAAATATTAAGTGGTACTTTATTAAGTTTTTCTTGTAGTCGCATACTTTCTTCACTATCTGTTTCCATTAGCACACGCCTGCTAGTTTGTTCTAATGTTTCTCTTAATTCTGCAATGAGTATTTCTTTATCTGCTGCTGCTTCTGATCTAAGTGTTTCACCATCCATTGTAAATTCAGAGCCGGGTATAGGTATTGACCCAAATTTGCTTCTGATGTTTCCCAAAAGTTCCTTGCATAATACTAGTCCATATTTTCTAATCCATTGTCTACCTACATCATTAATAAATTTATATTCCATATTATCATAGGGTGCATTAGAATAGTCTGAAATTACGTTTGGTTGCTCGCCACTTCCTGTTACTAGTGTATTGCTTCTTTCAGACGTCAGTATATAGTCAAAATATAATTTGTGATTTGTGGTTGGCTTAGGAAATAGTCTTAGTTTATTATTAATTAGCGTAAATGAATACTGAGACTTTCTTACCATGTCATTAAATTCTATAGATTGTATTCTTAGTAAATCTTCAAATACTGGCATTAAAGTAAAAGATACACCAGGTGAGTAGTCACCGAAACCGAATGATTGAAGAAAATTTGCAGTATTAAACCCTGTGGTTGCATAAGGGTCATAATATTTGTTTACTGCTGGTGTGCTATCATGGTAGACTTTCTTAATTTCTATAGCTTGGCCTGATTCAGATGCAACGCCATATAGAGCATTAAGATCATATTCTTGTGTACCTGATACTGCACTAATACTACCTTTTTTCCAATCAACAAAGCCTCCGGCTCCTGCCTCAGTTCCATATTGCTGACTTAAAAATATAGTCCTGCCCATTGTTGGTGTTACTTTTTTACCAGATAAATTTGAACCTGTTGATTGTCCTTGTAAGTGCAGTAGGTTGTCTCTTATATTAAACTGATTAACTTGAGAGCTATATTCAGTGACTGCTTCTTCAAAGCAGGCGTAAAAAGATCCAGATTGCATTTCAACATCGACAATAGGATAGCCTAGCCTTCTTGCAGACCAGTCTGCAAATTTATCTATTGATGCTATATAGTCACTATCAGTATCATAAAATCCGTAAGGAGTATTACCTGCTGAAAATGAACTAGTTCCTTGCCATATTGGTACAGCCATATTTTATTCTCCAATTAGAAATATTTCTTTCCTTTTATAAATATCAAAGAAATCATAATAGTATAACGAAATAAAAAAGGGGCTCAAAAAGAGCCCCT